GAGCCAGTTATACCTATTCCAGCAGGTTATGTACTAAAAGGTTCTGCACCTGTAAAAGAAGAAACGGAAACAGAAAAAGCTATACCTACAGGTGGGGATGACGATGATCGACCCCCAGTAAAACAATCAGAATTTCAAGAAGCTGGTGGTTGGGATATGGATTTTGGTAATCCACCAGATGCTTCTAAAGTTGACTTATGGATTAAAGAAGCAGAAAAAACTGTTGGGTATGGGCCTACAATTGCTACAGGTGTAGCTGCTGCGTTTGGTGGACCCTTAGCTGCTTTTGTGTATCTTGGTAATAAAATGAATGCTAAAGGTAGAGATGCTGGATTTGCAAAAGCATTAGCTGCAGCAAAGAAAACAGCTACCCCAGGACAGGTTGATAAACTTAATGCTATAAGTAAAACTATTAATGAAGGTGCCGATAAAAATATACTTGAAAAAGGTTTAGATGCTATTTCTAAAGCTCTTGGATTTAATCAAAAACAAAAAGCTACAGCTACAAAAGTTTCAGGTAATGCAAGCTCAAGCCTAGAAAAAAATAAAAATAAAATTGCTGCTGCTAATAGAGAGTCAGGTTTAGACCAGCCTTCTAAATACATAGATGAAAAAGACCTAGAAGCAATGCAAGCTGTTATAGATCAAAGAGGCGATACAGATGGCCCACAATCAGATGAAATAGAAAATATAGAAAATGCAATTGCTGCTGCTAATAGAGAGTTAGGTTTAGATCAACCTTCTGAATACGAAGCAATGCAAGCTGTTATAGATCAAAGAGGCGATACAGAAGGCCCACAATTCGATGAAATAGAAAATATAGAAAATGTAATTGCTGCTTCTAATAGAGAGTTAGGTTTAGATCAACCTTCTGAATACTCTGGTGCAGATACACCAGATATTACATCCGATGTAGGTCCAGAAGCTAAAGGCTTTACTTCACCATCTTCATCAGGAGTATCTCCAGATTACGGTATAACTAAAGAAGTCTTTGGAGATATGGTTGGGGCTAGAGTAGGTGATGATCTAAATCCCGCTAAAGAAACTAGGATAGGAAAAGATAAAACAACTGCATCGTATAATAATCAAAATTATAAAACAGTACTTGAAGATACTATTGGACAATTTAATAATACGTATGATAAATTGGTAGAGGATATTAGGTATTCTTCTAGTAAAGCGACATCTATGAAAGGCAAAACAGTATTAAAAAATGAATTAAATGAACAAGCGGAAAGTTATTTCGATACATTAAAACAAGGATTAGGATTTGAAGGCCCACTAGAAGTAAATGAAAAAATACGTGATGATGGAAGTACTGAGCCATTTACACCTAAAGTTGATAAACCCGATTCTGACGATCCACTACCACCTACTGTGCCTACATCAAGTAGTGCAGGTGATAACAATAAAACTGCCTTTAGTGACAGGGATCGTCCTAATTTATCAAATGTAGGTAATCTTCAAGGTCAATCTACAGAAGAAAAAACAAAAGCTGTAGCATTAAAAACAGATAATTTATCACCAACTGAAAAAACAGGTGGTGCTGCATTAGATACTGCAATGGGAATATCTGGTTTAAGTCGAGGTGGCTTGGCTGGACGAAGAAAGAAAAAATAAACACCTCATACGCTGGCTACTCATCCCCCTACCAACACTAGGCTACGGTGGCCCCAGAAAGAAAGAACTATAATGAATACTACTACTATGGCAGGAGAAGTAACCACTCCCAAAAAGGTTGCATTTGTAGATAGGAAGAGTGCTAACTCAAATCGCATTGATAAAGATGAGGAAGAGCTAAAGCAACTACTTGCAGATAAAGAAGATGCACCAGAGGCTCAAGCACAAGAAGCTGAACCTACTAATGCAGAAGAGAAAAGTTTTAAGAAACGTTACGGTGATCTCAGGCGACACATGCAAGATAAAGAAAAGTCTTGGGAAGATAAGTTTAGTCAACTAGAAGCACAGTTAAAAGACGTTACACGTAAAGAGATTAAGCTACCTAAGTCTGATGAAGACATTGATGCATGGGCAGCACAATACCCTGACGTAGCAGCTATTGTAGAAACAATTGCAATTAAAAAAGCTCGTGAGCAGTCAGAAGGTTTAGAGAGCCGTGTAAAAGAAATTGATGAAATGCGAGCTACAGCATCTCGTGAGAAAGCAGAAGTAGAACTATTAAAAGTTCATCCTGACTTTGGCGAAATACGAAATAGTGATGACTTTCATAATTGGGCAGAAGAACAACCTAAGTGGGTTCAAGATGCTCTATACGAAAATGATACAGATGCTCGTTCTGCAAGTCGTGCAATTGATTTGTACAAAGCAGACATGAATATTAGCACAAAGAAACCTGCAAGCAATAAAGATGCTGCACGTTCTGTTAATCGTACTGGTCGTAATGCACCTGATACAGGTAGCAAAGATGGTACATTTAGTGAATCGCAAGTTGCAAGTATGTCAACTAAACAATACGAAAAAGCTTCCGATGCGATTATGGAAGCAATAAGAACTGGAAAATTTATTTATGATATGTCTGGTTCTGCACGATAAAATACTGTTGACAAATAAAATTAATACAGTATAACTATAGGTATAATCATTATTAGCCACCCATTGGGTCTACCTAATAATAAACTACCAAATACAAAACTAAACAATACGTAAGACTTACCTGTTCAAGTATAGGCCCATAACGTTATTGGTAGGCCAACTAATAACAATATGCACCCTAGAAAACGTACAGCCTCTATGTGATAATGTTTAGCTTATAAGCAAGCCTAAACTTTATAGGAGGATATAATGGCTTTTACAACCGCAACAGGTTATGGGAATTTACCCAATGGTAATTTTAGTCCTGTAATCTACTCCAAGCAGGTACAACTTGCCTTTCGCAAGTCTACTGTAGTAGGAGATATTACGAACTCTGATTATTTCGGAGAGATCACTGGTCAAGGCGATACCGTTAAGATCATTAAAGAACCTGAGATTTCAGTCTCAGAATATGCGCGTGGCACAAATGTTACAGCACAAGATTTGCAAGATGAAGACTTTTCATTAGTTATTGACAAGGCCAATTACTATGCCTTTAAAATGGACGATATTGAAGAGGCGCATAGCCATGTTAATTTTATGGATCTTGCAAGCAATCGTGCAGCGTATCGTTTGTCTGACCAGTATGACCAAGAAGTTCTTGGATATATGTCTGGTTATGCACAAAGTTCTCTGCATAGTAAAGCAAGTGCCCTTAACACAACTGTTAATGGTACTAAAGCTGTATCTACTGCAGGTTCAAACGAACTGCTTTCTTCAATGCAGCTTCATAAAGGTGACTTCGGTAACATTACGACAACATCTGCTGGTACTCATTCGATTCCAGTAACTGCTCGTATGCCTGGAGCTACATCACTACCTACAGCAACTGTTTCCCCTGCGATGATTGTTTCACGCATGAAACGTTTGCTTGACCAACAGCAAGTTGATTCACAAAATCGTTGGCTTGTAGTTGATCCAGTGTTTATGGAAATTCTTGCCGATGAAGATTCACGTTTTATGAACGCTGATTTTGGTGAGTCAGGTGGACTACGTAATGGTCTAACTATTAATAACTTCCACGGTTTCCGTGTCTATACATCTTCCAATCTACCTGCCCTTGGCACTGGACCTGGAACATCAGGCACAGCTAATCAATTAACAAACCTTGGTGTTATTGTTGCTGGACATGATTCTGCTGTTGCAACTGCGGAGCAAATCAATAAGACAGAAACATATCGTGATCAAGACAGCTTTGCTGACATTGTTCGTGGTATGCATCTATACGGCAGAAAGATACTTCGTCCAGAAGCTATCGTTACTGCTCGTTATAACGCAGCATAAGGGAGGATATAACTTATGGCTACTTTTGATATGACTCTCGCATCTACTGCTGGTGTTGGCGCAGACGTTCTTCCTGTTCACACTAATGTAGGTAACACAGTACGCACTCTTGAAGCAATCTTAGATATTGATGCTATGATTACTGCAGGAGCTACGCTTGCTAATGGTGACATCTTTCAACTACTAGAAGTACCTGCTGAATCCTTTGTGATTGCTGCTGGTGCTGAAATTATGAAGTCTTTTACTGCAAGTTGTACTTGTAATATTGACTTTGGTGGTGGTGATGACATCATTGATGGTGCGGCACTTGATGCTGCTGCAGGTACATACCTTGCAAAAGGTTCTAATGGTGAAGCTAACCTTGTTAATACAGGTGCGGCTTCTACATATGCTGCAGAAGCTCTAGCTCTTGTTGGTGCTGCAGATACCATTGATGTAACAATTGCTGGTGCTGATCCTGCAACTGGACGCTTACGTGTCTATTGTGTAGTGGTTGACGTTTCTGCCGCAATGACAGAAGCTGCAGTTGCTCAACGTGACTTAATTTAAAATAACTTTAGGGGCTGGTATTGCACTGGCCCCTTTAGCTTATCTAAAGGAAACCTAATGGCACTTACATTTTTATCATTAACTAATGATGTTATAACAAGAATGAATGAAGTATCTCTTACCTCTAGCGATTTTGCAAATGCTAGGGGAGTACAAGTGCAATGTAAAAATGCTGTTAACGAAGCTATTCGATATATTAATCAAAGAGAGTTTGGTTATTCTTTTAATCATGCTACTAATAGTTCTACGCTTACTGCTGGTGTAGCACGATACTCTTTACCTACAAGTACAAAGTCTGTAGATTATAGTACAGCTAGAATTAAAAAAGATACAGATGTAAACGCATCTGGTAACAATTTAAAAACATTAAATTATAATGAGTACATTCAAAAAGAATATGCGACACAAGAAGATGAAGTTGTATCTACAACACTTAATGGTTCTCATTCTAGTTCTGTAGCAACCTTAACATTAACGTCTACTACAGGACTTGATACATCTGGTACTGTACACATTGGCGGTGAACAAGTTACCTATACAGGTATATTAGGTAATGATATTACAGGGTGCACTCGTGGTGCTAATAGTACTACTGCAGCTACACATAGTAGTGGAGTAACTGTAACACAGTTTGAAAATGGTGGGATACCACAGTTTATAGTACGTTCACCTGACAATAATTATTTATTATATCCTTTGCCTGATAAACAATACACATTAACATTTGATTATTTTACATTTCCTAGTGACTTAGATGCACATGGAGATACTACTACTATACCTGAAAGATTTGCTCCTGTAATTGTAGATGGTGCTTCTGCTTTTGTATATCAATATCGTGGAGAAGGACAGCAATATCAAATAACGTTTGATAGATTCCAACAAGGAATTAAAAATATGCAAAGTCTTCTTATTAATAAATATGAATATGTTAGATCTACTTATATTGAAAGATCAACAGGCTATGGTAATACTTTGATGGGAACTATTTCTTAATGCCTGATAATGCTCAATTACAACCTGTTGCATTTAACTGTCAAGGTGGATTAGTTCTTAACCGTTCTAGTTTCTTAATGGACCCAGGACAGGCATTACAATTAGAGAACTTTGAGCCTGATATTCAAGGTGGTTATAGACGAATAAATGGCTATACTAAATATGTTAATCAAGTAATACCTATTACCAATACTACTTCTGAAGAACCTTTAATGGTTGCTTCTTTTGATAATAAAGTATTAGCAGCTAGAGGTGAAAGAATATACTATTCTGCCTCTACACAATTATCTATTCGTGTTGAATCAAGTACTAGTATGTCTGGTGCAGGTGCTTTAACTGTAGATTCTACTACAGGTTTTTCTGCCAGTGGTACTATTCAAATAGGTGATGAAAAGTTTACCTACACAGGAGTTACAGCAAATTCTTTTACAGGTGTAACTAGGGCAGTTTCAAGCACTACTGCTGCAGCACACACTACTGATTCGTCAGTATCACAAGAATGGACACAAATAGATACAGATAGAACTAATGCTAATAAATATCAGTTTGAAAGATTTAATTTTGATGGCAATGAAAAAATTATTTTAGTAGATCAGGTTAATGCACCTGTAGTTTTTAACACTTCTTTGTCTGCTACAGATGTTACAGATAGTAGTGTAGCAGGTTCAACTGTAGTAGCTGCGTATAGAAACCATATGTTTTATGCGGGTAAATCTACTACACCACAAGAAGTAATATTTAGTGAACCTCTTAATGAAGATGGATTTAATACAGGTAATGGTGCAGGTAGCGTTAAGGTAGATGATACTGTTGTTGCATTAAAAGTTTTTCGTAATAGTTTATTTATTTTTTGTGAAAATAGAATATTTAAATTGACAGGTTCTTCTAGTTCTGATTTTGTTGTAGAACCTGTTACTAGAAGTATTGGGTGTATTAATAGTTTTACTGTACAAGAATTTGCAGGTGATTTAATATTTCTTGGTCCTGATGGATTACGTACTATTGCTGCTACAGAACGTATTGGCGATACAGAGCTAGGAACAATTAGTAAAAATATACAATCTATTTTTGATGAAAATATTAGTAACTCAGTAGATTTTGATAGTGTAGTTATTCCAGACAAAACTCAATATAGAATATTTTTTAATAGAACAGGTCAATCTGCTGAACTTTCTAAAGGAGCTACTTGTGTTTTAAAAAAAGAAGGTTTTGAGTTTTCAGAACTTAAAGGTTTTAAAACTACATGTACAGATACTTTTGTAGAAACAGGTGATGTTATTGTTTTACATGGAGACATTAATGGATTTGTACAACGACAAGAAATAGGAAGTACCTTTGATGGAACAACTATAAAAGGTAAATACAGAGGGCCAGATATGGTATTTGGTGATTCTGGTATACGTAAACATATGCAAAAGGTTATTATTAACTATAGACCTGAAGGAAGTGTTGACGCTGATTTAATTGTACGTTATGATAATGAAGATAAAAACTCAGCTAGGCCAGCAGTCTATCCTTTTTCTACAGTAAATTTATCTGCAGCATATGGAACAGCAGTTTATAGTACAACCTCTAGTACAACACAATTTATATATGGTGGCGGTCAAGATCCTTTAGATAGAAAAGCTGTTGAAGGATCAGGTTTTTCTGTAATACTTAAAGTTGAAGATGATGGAGAAAGTAACCCATACTCCTTAAAAGGGTTTCAACTAGAATATCAATTAGGAGCTAGACGTTAAATGGGTGCTACATACACAAGACAATCAACTTACGCAGATGGAGATACCATTACTGCAGCACACACTAATGATGAATTTGATCAGCTATTAGCTGCATTTGCAGCAAGTACAGGACACACACATGACGGTACTACAGGTGAAGGTGGCCCCATTAGTACAATGGCTGGTCATGCTTTAACGTTTGGTGCAGGTACTTCAGGTACAGATATTGTTATAACCTTTGATGGTGAAACAAATGACGGTGTTTTAAAATGGATGGAAGATGAAGATTACTTTGAATTTTCTGATGACATTCTTATTGCAACTTCAGAAAAAATACAGTTTCGTGATACCGCTATATATATTAATTCTAGTGCCGATGGTCAACTTGATCTTGTAGCTGATACAGAAATACAAATTGCTGCTACTACTGTTGATATAAATGGTGCAGTAGATATATCTGGTAATCTATCTATAGGTGGTAACTTAGATGTTACAGGAACGTTTGACCTTAGTGACTCAAACTTTACTAATGCTGGTGACATACAATTAGATAGCATATCTGGTGATAGTGATACAAACACAAGTATAGCATTTAGTGGTTCAGATGTAATTACAATTACTACTGGCGGTGAAACACAGATTACATTTAACAATGGCTCTATACTTCCTACAACAGATAATGACGTAGATTTAGGTTCTAGTTCATTAGAATTTAAAGATATATACATAGATGGTACAGCATATTTAGATGCTATTAATTTTAATGGTACAGCTATTTCAGCAACTGCTGCTGAACTTAATATTATGGATGGCGTAACTAGTACTGCTGCTGAATTAAACATTTTAGATGGTGTAACAGCTACTGCAGCAGAGTTAAATATTCTTGATGTAAGTAATACTACTATAGGAGATTTATCAGAAATTAGTACGGTAGCCAACGATGATGTATTTCTTGCTGTTGATACTTCTGGTGGTGGCCTTAAAAAAATAACAAGGTCAAATATAGTTTCAGGACTTGCTACATCTTCTGCTTTATCTAATGTAGTAGAAGATACATCTCCACAACTAGGTGGTAACTTAGATACAAATTCTAATAACATATTTATTGACGATGCACATTTTATTGGTGATGAAAATGGTAATGAACAGATAGTTTTTCAAACTACTAGCTCTGCAGTCAATCAAATAGAAGTTACAAATGCCGCTAGTGGTAGTGGTGTACAGATTGCTTCTACTGGTGGTGATACTAATATTGATTTAAAATTATTACCTAAAGGCTCTGGTCAAGTAGTTATTGATGGTAATGTAGGAATAGAGTCAGGATTAATTGATTTAAAGAATGCAGGTGCACAATCACAAATTAAATTTTATTGTGAGTCTAGTAATGCCCATGCACAAATACTTCAAGGAGCACCACACTCTGAAGCGGCTTCAAACACTTTAACACTCCCAAGCACAGGCGGTAATGTTAATTTAGTTTCAACAGCTTCTACAGATACACTAACTAATAAAACACTTACTGCACCTAAAATAGCTGATGGTGGATTTCTAGCTGATGCTAATGGTAATGAACTTGTAGTATTTCAAACAACAAGCTCTGCCGTAAATCAATTAGAGATAACTAATAATGCTAGTGGTAGTAATCCTATACTTGCAGCTACAGGTGGTGATACTAATATAGGCATTGCACTTACGCCTAAAGGTACAGGCGAGATTGTAATAGGTGCAGGTAATTTAAACTATGGTGGTACTGCAGTTACTGCTACTGGTGCAGAACTAAACATTCTTGACGGTGTAACATCTACCGCTGCCGAATTAAACATTCTTGATGGTGTAACATCTACTGCTGCAGAACTAAACATTCTTGACGGTGTAACATCTACTGCTGCTGAACTTAATATTCTTGACGGTGTTACAGCAACAGCATCAGAATTGAACTTATTAGATGGTAACACCTCTGTTGGCGGTTCAATAACAGTAGCAGATGCAGATGGTTTTGTAGTTAATGATGGTGGAACAATGAAGACTATTCCAGCATCAGACATAAAAACTTATGCTAGTGGTAGTTCAGCTACTAAAGGTTTTGCTATTGCTATGGCAATCGTATTCGGATAAAGGAAAAAATAAATGGCCGTAATTAATCTAATTAACGTATCGAGCATTACACCTACAACAGTAGCTGGTGCAATAACAACAAGTAGGGCAAATATTATTGATGTAGCTGCTGACAAAGTTGCTAAAGTAAACACACTAATTATTGCAAACATTGATGGTGCTAATGCTGCTGATGTTACAGTAGAAGTAAGTGTAGACAATGGTTCTAACTATGTAGCTATAGCTAAAACAGTATCTGTACCTGCTGATGCAACACTAGTTGTTGTAGGTAAAGACAATGGATTTTACTTAGATGAAACAGACTTACTTGCAGTTACCGCTTCTGCAGCTAGTGACTTAACATACTTGTGTAGCTTTGAACTTATGGATGATGCATAACAATGGCAAGACGTAACGGTGGCTTTATTGGTACTGATGGATTAGATGCACCTGATCCACCTACAGGTGTTACTGTTAGTGGTGGTTCAGATGGTGTAGCTAGTATTAGTTTTACTGCTCCTACAAATACAGGCACATCTGCTATTACAGGTTTTGTTGCTACAGCTAGTAATGGTGTAGGTGCTACAGGTAGTTCTTCTCCCATTAGTGTAAGTAGTCTTACTTTAGGTACTGCTGTTACATTTAGAGCTTATGCAGTTAATGTTTATGGCACATCTGCTGCTAGTGATGCAACTGATAGTATTACACCTGCTGCTGCTAGAGGTGTTATAGGTGGAGGATTTAGTGCATCAGACGTGCGTACAAATGTATTGCAATATATAACTATTGGTTCAACAGGTAACTCTACAGACTTTGGTGATATGACTATTACTAGTACATCTAGGGGAGGTATGGCTAGTAGCACTCGTGGTGTTTATTCAGGTGGGAATACTTCAGGTGGAAAATCTAATGTAATAGATTATATTACTATTGCTTCAACTGGTAATGCTACAGATTTTGGTGATGCATCTACTGCCCACAATCCTAATTCTAATGGAGGTGCAAGTAGTAGCACACGAGGTGTATTTAGTTTGGGGATTACATAATGGCTAGAGTAGATGTAATAGAATATATTACTATAGCAAGTACAGGTGACTCTACTGACTTTGGTAATTTAACTGTCGCTCGTGATCCTAGTGCGGTAGCTTCATCTACTAGAGCAGTATTTGCAGGTGGTTATTCACAAAGTGCAAGCGACTCAGTTAATACAATGGACTATATTACAATAGCAAGTACAGGTAATGCTTCTGACTTTGGCGATTTAAGCAGAATTACTAATCAAGGCTGTGGTTTATCAAGTGCTACTAGAGGTGTTTTTACTGGCGGCCCAACTTCAGGACAAACTGTTGAATACATTACCATAGCAAGTACAGGAAATGCTACTGACTTTGGTGATCTTACTGTAGACAGAAGATATGTTACTGGCGTTTCTAGTTCAACAAGAGGTGTACATGCAGGAGGTAATGATGAAGGCGCTGGCACACATAGTAATGTAATAGATTATATTACCATAGCAAGTGCAGGTAATTCCACGGACTTTGGTGACTTAGTTACTCCTGCTAATGCCACTACTGGTGTATCTAATGCCCACGGAGGACTTTCATAATGCCCAACCATAATGGCGTATGGAGCATCTCAACACACTATCAAGCAATAGGTAATCAAAGCTGGGCTGGGTTTATTCCTGGTGGAGACCTTGGTATATTTATGGGTGGAACTGGAGGCCACAGTGTAGCAAGAGGATTTATTAATATTTCGTCCTTGGGAGACGAGACTAATTTCGGAACTCTTTCTGCAACAATTAATAACTCTTCGGGTTCAGGTTCGTCAACTAGAGGTATTATAGCCAAAACAACCCCAGATGCTAATTCTATTTCATTTATTACACCAAACTCAAAAGGTGATCTTGTTGATTTTGGGGATAGAACGGTTTCTGCAAATAGTCCTGCTTCTTTATCAAGTGCTACCCGTGCTGTGTTTTGCGGTGATACTCAGGAAACTAATGTTATAGATTATGTAACTATTGCTTCAACAGGAAATGCTACTGATTTTGGTGATGCTACAGTAGTTATAGTGGGAAGCTCTAGTGGCTGTGGTAGCACAACAAGAGGTCTTATACTTGGAGGTGAAACTTCTCCAAACGACACAAATGTTATTCAATATATAACTATAGCTTCAGCAGGAAATGCATCTGATTTTGGTGATTTAACTGCGGCTAAACAACAGGTTCAATCTGTCTCTAATTCTATTCGTGCCGTTAGGGGTGGGGGTAATGGAGATACCAATGTAATGGACTATGTAACAATAGCATCAGCAGGAAACGCTCAAGACTTTGGTGATTTGTCGGTTGGTCGCAGAGGTATATTCCTTGGGAATTGTGCCAATAGTACTAGAGGTATCTTTGCAGGTGGTGATGGAGCTTCTGGTGATATTGCTATTATAGATTATATTACAATAGCATCAACAGGAAATGCTCAAGATTTTGGAGACTTAATTGGAAATTCGGAGAAGGGTGCTGCTCTTTCAGATTGCCACGGAGGACTAGCATAATGTCGTACAAACAAATGACAGGCAACATAATCTCCGCAACAAAAGTAGAACCTGATGGTAAACTTGTAAGTAGTGCAGCTTCTGGTGTGTGGAACTTACAAGATCAGTATGATTATGTTAGAGGTGGTAATTGGCCTAATGCGGCTAATTTAGCTGCTACAGGTATTTTTCATGCAGGGTATGCAGCAGCAACTAATGTATTAGATCAATTATTAATTGCTTCTGCAGGTAACACTACTGATTGGGGAGACTTAACTTTATCACGTTATGATGATGCAGGTGCTTCTAACAGTATTAGAGGTTTGTTTGCAGGTGGCGAAAATTCTGGTAGTTCTTTTGTAAATACTGTTGATTTTATTGTTTTTGCTACTGTAGGAAATGCTACAGACTTTGGTGATTTAGGTGCTACATCTTATACAAGTGCAGGTGTATCAAACTCAACAAGGGCGGTTTTTACAGGTAGAATAGGTGGAACTTCTGATAATAGAATGGAATATTTTACCATAGCTTCAGCAGGAAATGCTACTGACTTTGGTGATCAATCAGTTACTAGGTATCAATTAGGGGGATGTCAATCAAGCACTAGGGGAGTGTTTGGGGGAGGTAATAGTACAAGTGATGTTATAGACTACATAACTACAGCATCAACTGGAAATGCAACAGACTTTGGTAACTTAACTGTAGGTAGACCATCTCGAGGCGGTGCTAGTAATACCACTAGAGGAATGTTTTTTGGCGGTGAAAGTGCGGGAGATAATAATATTGTTGATTATATTACCATAGCATCAACTGGAAATGCTACGGACTTTGGTAATTTAAGTAACTCAAATTCTTTACATTGTATGTCTGTTGCCAGTTCTACTAGAGCAGTTTCAAGTGTTGGCAATAATAATAATACTCTTGATTTTTTTACAATAGCATCAACTGGGGATGCTACAGACTTTGGTGATTTAAGTAGTGGTAGCGGTGCAAATGGAGCAGTTTCCAACTCCCACGGTGGTATAGCTGCATAAGTACTTGCAACATTTAACAAAATATGATATAACTCACAAGAACAATAAGAAGGAGTTACTCATTGTCTAACACAGAATTAACTACGGTAGATCTTAACATTCAGCTTCCATCTGCAAAGCCTGAGTATAAGTCTATGCTGGCTAACATTTCGGATAAAGCCCCTGCAATTGCACAGGCATCTAGCAACTTTTATAAGTCTCACTCACAAATGATGAGCGTAACACTAGACGTTACAGCAATTACGCCTATTCGCTCTGTAAAGCATACGCTTGCTGAAATTGAAAAAACCAAGTCTGCTTTGCAAGAAGGCTATTTCCGTATGAAGAAGGAAGAAGTTAAGCTAAAGAAGCTAGAGCGTAAGCTAGAGAATGAGTCTGATGATCTTGAGCGTGAGATGCTTGAAATAAAGATTAACGAGAAAGAGGCTAACGCTGCATCATCTCGTGGCTACGTTGAAGGTGCAGTACGTAAGTTAAACTTTTTTACTAATCAGTATGATAACTTAATGAAAAAAATAGGTAAAGAAGAACTCACAGAAGAAGACTATGAGCTAGAAGAAATTAAATACCACATAATGACTTGTATGAAACAAGCATTAAATAGTGCAAGGCCACGACAAGGTGTGATTGATGAAGGTAACATGATTTATTTGTTTGACTTAGGTATTAATGCAGCCCAAGCTCAAGCAGAAGTATTCTCTTATCTTAACTGGGAAAATGAATTAGTTAAACAAGGCAAAGCTCCAGAGCATCATCACACAGTACAGTGGCTTGAAGGTTGTGCAGATAAATGGGCGCACTGCCCAAGTGATTTTGCAGAAAGTCGTGGCTTTATTATATACGACGAAACATCTTTAACAAACACACCACAGATAGAGGATAAAAGTAATGGCGTATAAAGTAGTAAAGTATAGACTAGAAGCAGATGGTACAATACCTACATGGTTAAAGTTTGGTGTACCTCAAGGCACAGGTGGTATGTACCCTGTAGCTGATGCTGGTACGGCTAGTCCTCAAGATTGGATTATGATAGGTATAGCTGATGACGGTGCAGACATATCAGGTGCTATTGCTGAGATTAGTAGCAAGTCTGACTTACAGACATACCTAACAAACTCTGCTAATGCTAATGATTGGAAAGATCAAGACAGCGATGGTAATGATGTTACCTTTGATGCATCGGCCCATGCCACTAAAGTATGGAACGATTTAGACACACTTAATGGGGGCTAACTGTGGCTAACGATAACTGGCACTTGAGTAAGTCTGTACCATTGACATTAATCTTTGGATTATTTTTGCAAGGTGCCGCTATTGTTTGGACTGTAAGTACAATGTCCTCTGATATAGAAGTTAATGCTTCTAAGATTGTAGAGGTACAACAAAGATTAGGTCGTATGGAAGATGCTGTACATGGACAGGCTGTATCTATGGCTAGAATAGATGAAAACATAAAAGCTATTCGTACTTCTGTAGAAAAAATGGCAGCTAAAGATTAATACTATAAGAGGCACTATGTATGATAGATCCAATTACCGCTATTGCAGGTGCTACTGCCGCTTTCAATGCTCTTAAAAAAGGGATACAAGTAGGCAAAGACTTACAAGATATGGGAACACAACTCACTAAATGGGCTGGATGTATATCTGATTTAGACTTTGCCGATAGACAAATTCAAAAACCACCTTGGTATAAAACTCTTGGTGGTGGCGTTCAAGCAGAAGCAATGGAAATATTTGCAGCTAAGAAAAAAGCTGAGGCTATGCGTAAGGAACTAAAAGATTACATCTGTGTTATGTACGGTCCTTCACATTGGGATGAATTATTAAAAATAGAAGCAGAAATAAGAAAACAAAAAAAAGAACATGAGCACAAACAAATGGAAATTAAACAATCTATAATAGAATGGAGTGCAGGTATAATTTTATTTATAGTTTGTACTGGTGGTTTGTTTGGCTTAGTATGGATAGGAACTAGATAATGAAACAATTCAAAGGATTTAAACCTGAAGCTATGCAACGTATTGCTGGTACTCTAGGGTATCAAGGAGATATGCAGGGGTTTAATGAATATTTAAATCAAAATCCTGACAAGATGCAACAGATGGGTATGTATCAACAGAAAGCCCTTCAGATGGTTAATGGTGGTATGGTACAAAACTTTGCTAATGGTGGTGATGTTGACTATTCACAATACTTTGATCAAGAAGGTAGGTTAAGAAATAACGATGGTAGTTTAGTTTCTGCCTCTAATCAAACACAATCTGCAGCTACTACACCTGCAAGTACAACACCGCAAATGGGAACAGGCGATCCTCGAAGTGCTACCTATCAAGCTAGTTTAGGGCCAGCAGGTACACCTACAGAAACAATTGCAAAAGACCGAGATGCCCCAAAAATCTATCAGAGTGCTGATATGGTTCCTATATATGATCGTCAAGGTAACATTACAGGTTATGGTCCATCAGTTACTTCAGATGGCACAGGAGTTAGTCAACAACCTGTTAAAGGTATGGCTGATCCTAGAGACACTACAGCAGACACAACAACAGTAACACCTGCACAAACTCGTGTTGATACACTAGCAGGTGCAAAAGCTAAAGCACAACAAGAACAAGTTACACCTGTAGATACTACAACTACTACACCTGTAGATACAGCAATTACTACTGTAGTAGAAAAAGAAAAAGAACCAGACTATAGTACATACTTTGATGATCAAGGTATTCAAAGAAATATGGATGGTAGTGTTGTTAAAAAAGAAGTTCAAAAGATTAGTCGTTCTCCTATTGTATTAAATACACCAGACGGTTCTTTTACTTATTCATCAACCGTTTCTGGTACGGATAGTGGTAACATATATACAATAAAAGATAGTACAGGTAGACCTGTTGCAACTTTAGAAGGTGAAGAAGAGTTTCGTAAATGGGCTATAGATAATAATGCTAGTGCATATGACCCTACTAAAGGCGCACCTGAAAAAGTTAATACTGATGAAATGCTTGAAGGTCTTTCTTGGGCTAAACATTCTCAAAAAGGCATTGATATGCTTTTGGA